GCGCACCGCCGAAGCCACATGGCGGCGCATCGGAAAACTGCTCGACCGCTTCCACCCAGACGAATGCGCAAACTACATCAAAGGCGCAGGGTATGCATCAATATAAGTCAGAATGACTCTAAATGCCGTCAGACTGCAAGAGCCGTCGAACCCGCAAGCCAAACGATACTTCGAACGCCATTCGAAGCCCTTCGAATGGCCGAGGCGGGGCCGCCTCGCGCCATCGCCCCATGGATACCGCCAGCGGGCTTCCCTGCGCTTTTATGGAGGGGTTTGGAGATACGTTGATAAAAGCCTGAAATGCGCATATATTGTTCATGCGACCGAGTCAGCATCCTGGATGCGCCGATGATCCGGCCTTGAGCCGCGCGGGGGTGACGGCCCGCCGGTCGCATCACTCTCCCTCCCTGATCACTCTGACCGTTTGGTCGCTGTCGCGCCACTTGCGATGCAGCAAGCGCCTGTGTCGCCGTTCGCTGATCTTATACCATGTCGAGAGGAAGATTTCCGAGCCGTCCTGTGTCGCAGTCAGTGACGCCCGCCAGTACAACCCATCATCGTCGCGCAGATCGACGAGCAGCTTGCGGGCTCCCTCCTGCACGACCAGGCCACGATCAACCGCGTCCTGGACATGCGCATAGGTCGCAAAATCACTTTCGTTATGATGCAGGTTGCCGCTGGCTCCGACCCGCGTGGCCTTGATGCCGATCTCACCGGACATGCGCACGATCGTCGTATCAGCGCCGATCGTCCTGCCGATCGTTTCAGGGAGCACGGCCACCGGCGCATGATTATCGCGGCTGGCCCGGCCGGATGTGACATACTCGGCCAACGGATGACGGGCGAGCGGTTGCACGGCCGCTCGCCGGGCCGGCTCCGGCATCCGGTCCAGTGCCGCATTCAACCCACGTGACAATGTGCGGTCACGCAACATGCCGGGATTATGTCCCCAGCCGGGATCGACGCCGAGAGGCACCTTTTCGATTTCGCCGGTGCGCTTGTTCTTCCAGTCAACATAGTCGATAGATGGTCTGATCCGCTTCTCCGCAGGCTTCCTGTTCGCCTCGGGTGCGGACATCTGACGGACCCGGCATTTACAGTGCCAGCCGTTTGGAGGGTAATGCGTCAGCCACCAGCTATCGTCCACCGGTAGCGTAGTGCCAACCCATCCCATATGTTCCGGCCGTTTTCGCTCGCTAAGCGATATCAGGTACTCAAGATACGGCAAAACGTCCCGTGTCGCCCATGTCCGCGCCCATTCCCCCGCTGCCTGCGCCGATGCGACGTTCCCCCAATAGATCGTCCGCAATCGACGCGGGCTGCCGAGCTGGACGATACTATCCTTACCCGTGAATGGATCGGTGACGATCTTGCGCCCCCACCAGCCCTTGGCGCGGAGTGTTTCTTCCAGCTCGGCTGCGAATTGTTCATAGGGTTTATAATTGACGGCTTCCCGCACAGCTGCCCGGATGTCCTCGATGACATCAAAACCTGATGTCTTGGCAGCCGTCCATGCCAGTGCGTGTTCTCGTGATGAGATATCGCGCCAATCGAAGGTCGGCACACTCGGCCGCCGGTCAAAATAATCCAGAACTTCTTTGGGAGCCGTTTTGAAAAGCTCTTCCGGCATCAGTCTATCTCGCCGGTAAATCCGTTGCCGCGCGCCTTCATGCCGAGGATAGCCAGCCGTTCGGCGAGCTGATCCACCGGCAGCGTGACGGCGAGCCTGTCCAGCCGCTGATCCAACTCCTGATAGTTTTTGGCGAGGCGCACCTGCTCAATGATCGCTTCCATGATCGGGTCCATGACGCGCTCCCAGCCGTGCAGCTCGGCGGCGATCAGGCGGTCGGCCTCATCTTCCGGCAATTGCCCGTTGGCGGCGAGCTCGGCGCATCGGGCGCAATGACGTGGATTGATGCGGTATCGGCTGTTCGTGGCAGTCTCCGGGTCCGGCAGCGTCTGCCCGGATGTCGCGCGCGGCCGCATCAGTTTTGCGCCCGAAGCGGGCTCGCGATAACCGATCTTGTCCCGAACTTCCGCCTGCTCGATCTCAAGCCCACGATCGATCAGTTCCGATACCGCCCTGGCATGAACCGCCAAATCTTCTCGTTCCATGACGGGCAGCGTCAAAAGCGGGTAGCGTTTCTGTACTCCAAAATTCAGCGCCACCCACGGCACGATCAGATGCTCGTTGAGCGTGGTGGCGAGCTGGCGCGCGTCATCCTCCTTGATGTCGATGCGCACCTTGTCGTGAACTTCCGCTTGAGCACGGGAGCCGCCGGCGTCGGTGGTCATCGTCTGGCCAACGATTGCCTTCGACATCTGTTCATCAAGATACTTCGAAAAGCCTTCGAAGGGCTTCTCGCTAAAGCCCTTGACCTCGACAAACTCGATCGACATGTCGTCAGGGATAATCGCGGCTGCATCGGAGCCGAGATTGCGCACCGCCTTGAGCAGGATGGATCGCTCCTTCGGCCCGGCTGTCTGCCCGTATTTACCAACGCGCAACGGCATGCCGTGAACTTCGAGGAACTGCGCCCAGTCCTTGAGTGAATAGCTTTTCAGGAGATAGGACCATGCCGCTAGACGGGCAAGGCCATTGCGGGCCGGGATGCCGGATTTGAGCTTCGGGATATGAACGATAAATTTGAACGGGGCCAGTTCTCGCCCATCCTGATCGCCTTGTACTCTGATGCGCAAATGCTGGCGTGTTGCCTTGTCAAAATGGAACAGGCGCGGATCGCGGTGCTCAAAGCAATCCACATGCCAGCGCGTACCATCGAGCCGCCAGATAATCTCCGCAACCGAGTATCCTTTGCCGAGAGCATCAAGCAAATCGCCAATCAGGTCGTTGAACTCAGGTCGATCGACCAATTCATCCCGCACGGCATCGGCTATAGCGATATCGGCCTTGTCTTCAGTTGGCGATTTGATAAACGGCTCAATGCCCTTGACCGCCGCCTTGCGGGTAGAAAGCACGGTGCGATATTGCATCTCCCGCTCTTCCATCTCTTCCGCCATTGTCAGGAAGTCATGCAGATTTCCCTCGGCAGCATCCCGCAGGATACGCGCCATCCGGGTCGGATTGAGGTTCGGCGATATCGTCTCGTCAAAAATCTGACGAACACCGGTCATTTCCGCCGTGACCTGCTCTTCCTCAAGTTCCGCCTGTTTTGGGATCGCAAGCCCGAAAAGCTGTCTGATCAAGCCCGCCATCGTCACATTCCCATATTGTCGCGGCGGTTGCCGCCAAGGCTCATGTCACCGGAACCAAAATCGTCATCGTCCCAATCGTCTTCATCCGCGTAACCGGCCCGGGCGCTTTCATAGCCGAAGCTTTCCGTCTTGCCGCCGGCGGCGTGAATGCCGAGGAAGGCCGCCCATGTCCGATCGGCATGATCGTCATCACGCTCGGCGACAAAGCGCGGCGCGCCGGTCTCCGATGTGATGCGGCGGAGCTTGTGAAGATCAGCGCGCAACGCGATATTGCCGGCGGGGATGCGGACCTTGCGATCCTCAAACGCCTCTTTGCCCGCCGTCGCCAGAATGACCTTGTTCGGCCCGGTGAACAGCACGCCTTCGATCCGGTATTGACCGTACTTACGCTTGGCGTCCTCTACCGGCTTCTCGCCCATGCCGGTCTGGTCTTTGCAGACGCGCACCACCTTATAACGGCGCATGATATCGGCGAGCGCCTGATCCTGCGCGAAGAACGAGGCGCGCTTGAGCTCAACGATCTCGCGACACCACAGCACATCGCCCACCAGTTCCCAAACCCAGATGACATAGAGATCGCGGCGGATACCGATATCGACGCCGACAAAACAAGGGCCGCCCTTGTACCCGTCCGGGTCGCCGGCCTTTTCATCTTCGCATGATGATATGAGATCATAGGACAGCCAGGCACTGGCCTCGTCCATCCATTTCAGTTCGTATTCCTGTGCCCAGAGATCATCATCGGCCATGCCTTCACGCAATTCATCGATATTGCGCGGCAGGCCATCGCGGACGGCGCGATAGATATCGACTTCGTGGCGCGACCAGCGGTTGTCGTCGGCCGTCATCAACTCATAAAACTTATTGCCCTTGCCGTTCGGAGTTGACGTAATACGCAAGTTCCAGCCGTTGGATATCACCGGGAAGAGTGCGCCCCAGATGGCACGGCTATCCCGATGAAACGCGAATTCGTCAAGGAAGACATTGGCAGAAAATCCGCGTGCCGTATCCGGGTTCGCCGGTAGTGCCGTGATACGGGAGCCGAAGGGCAATGTTACTTCGAGCGCCTTGAATGTGCTTCCGGTGTCGCTTTTCCAGTCAAACTCGGCGGCATCGAACGACATCCCGTAAGCCTTGGCGTGAAGCTTCACGCCTTCATCCATCGCTTCCTTCGCCTGCCGTTCACCGCGAGACAGGATAACCCAGCGCTGGCGCTTTCCTTTCGAAGCAGCTTCGAAACAGTTATCGACAATCTCAAGAGTCGTGGTGAAAGTCTTGCCGGTCTGGCGAGCAAACATACCGATCTTGAAGCGGCTGCGGTCGCCGAACCATCCGCCCTGATATGGATAGAGAAGGCCGGCTCTACTCATGCTCCGCCCTCGTAGACTTTGCGAATTTGCGCAAGAATTTCCGCTGCCCGCTCCTGGTCGATACTGCCATGCTCCACCGCCGCATCAACCGCCTGTTCGGCTTTCTGGATCGCGGCATCTTTCTGCTTCTGGAGATTTTCCGTGGAGCTCTTCTGCCCCTGGATGATCTCGCGATAAGCCCGAGCCAGACTAAGCGCTTCCTTCGGCGGCAGATCAGGATCGTCGAGTATCTCGGCGATCAGAGTTTTGAGCATCTGGCCGAGCACCATATTTTCCTGATCAATGCTTTCCGGCGTGTAGCTCTCCGCTATCCCGGCCATAATCTCCCGTCGCTCGGCCATCCTGCGCGCCATGACAGCCGTGCGCATCGAACAGCGATAAAATGCGCTCTTTGAGATCGGCTCGACGCCTAAAGCCTCCAGCCGGTCATTGAATTCGAACAGGATATCGGTCTGAGTCCGCTGGCGTTGTTTAAGCTGACCCAGCGCCCATTGTACCTCATGCTGTGCATGTTCCGGGATCAGGTCGAGGCTGTTGAGCTGGCCCCGCCCTTCCCGCCGATGATGGTGGCGGCGATAGGACATGCTCAATCCTCATCAGACGGGCGTTTCACGCCATCCAGATAAGCGCGCCTCTCCACATGGTCGCGGCCCCGCTGACGCAACTGGGCGATCAGGTTTGAACCAGCTTCGATAATCTTCACCGCGCCGATATCTTCGAGATGCCGCATTTCGGCGCGCAACCAGGCGCGGTTGCGTCGGATGCCGGAATGGGCCTCAAGCTCCTGCTCGAGGAGCGCATCGACCATCGCCGCACTTGGCTCCTGAGTAAGTGCGCGCAGCATCACATAACGTGCTTCCTGCCGCAGACGTTCCTGATAATCATTCGCCTTCATTTCTTCGCATCCATCAGGTGTTGTTCTATGCGCTGCACCGAAGCCGCCAGAGGCTTCACGGTCGCGGAAATTCCTTTGAGATCGCCGGCCTGCTCCTTGATCTCCAGCGCAAGCTGGTGAAAGCTGTCCTTGTCCGGCAGCGCCTCAAGCTGGACCTCGACACGCGAGAGGCGCGCGTCGATATTCTTGCCGTTGTCCTTTACTGTCTCTTCGAAGTCGGACAGTTTGTTGTCTATCTCCGTCACCTGCGCGGAGTACTCAGCCTTCGTCACAAAATCGGATGCGATCTTGGGGCGTAGCAGCAGCCAGCCGATCCCCCAGATGATACCGAGCAGCGCGACCAACTCAGTCAGATCGCGCCACGTCACATCGAAAATGTTGAAAAAAGAGCCTTGCGCCGCTGCCGGCGCGGTCAGGCAGATCACGACGAACGGGGCGGCAAAAGTGGGGCGGAAATGTCGGAGGCGCATCAAAACAGCTCCTGCGACATGGCGATGGTCACACCGATCACCGCCCCCACGAGCCATTCCGCAGGCTGCGTTCCGGAAGCGGGGTCTAGCCACCATCCGATCCGGTACAGAGCCACGACGCCGAAGGCGGGCACAACGGCAAGCGGCGCATAAATGGCCTCGCCCAAACCGGCCCAGGCAGCAATTGACAGGTCCGGCGGCCACGCGGCGGGGCCCGGCATCATGGCGGCAAAACCTGCCGTCCATAGCACCAGAGCAAAACCCGGTGTCATAACGGCGATATTGCGCAGGCCGAACGCCAGCCAGTCGCGGCGCACCCCGCCGAAATCGGCCAAGCGTTCAATAAACCGTTCGAAACCTGAAGGCTCGCCACTGCTTTCAGTGCGCCCTCTGCGATTGAGCGTATACCAGCGCCCCCAGGGCAACCATACGAACAACAGGAAGGCAAGGCCGATAGCCAGCGCCACGGGCCAGGGCTGGTAGAAGGCAGCGATCAAACCGACAAACGGGGCTGCGTAGAAGCGCGGGTGTCCGGGCAGGCGTTGCGCGCCAAGGCCGCCGCCGCGAAAGCGGTTGATCGCCGCACAGGTTATGACGGCAAAGGACAGGTCAATCATAACCGCCCCCATTGGTGCCGTGATCGAAAGTAGCCTCATTCATTGTCGCCTTCTTTTCCTGCCCCAACCATGCTGACTAGCGACACCACGCTTTGCGGCGGGCGTTGTTTCCCTTCACTTCATCGACTGTCTGGGACGTATCCTTTTCCGACCAGCCTATACCGCGCCAGACGGCGCAGACCTCATTCCCGGCGCTTGAACCCGTCGTCTTGCAGGCGGTAAGCGGGATCATTAAGGCGGCTGCGATGAGCATCATCGGCACCGATCGCATCATTGAGCTTCTCCCTTGTCCTTTGGCTTACCTCGGCATCATGCGCGGCATAGCCGGCGGCGTAGCCTCGCCAGTGGCCGACCTCATAGGCGATAAGACCGGCAATAATGGCCGCCAGAAATGCCGGCCAACCACCCTTGATCATCCATGCGAAAACAGATGCCATGATCGGTACTCACATGCTTTCTTAAGCTGGCGCGGGCAGGCGGGAGATTTCAGCAACGGCAACACCGGGGTCGGCCTCGATAACTTCATCATCCTTCGACCGCCGCCAACGCCGCCACCAGATGACGCCCGCGCCGATTGCCACCACGGCACCGAAGCCGGCCAGCATCGCCCAGGGTGAAGCGCTGCCGAGCAGCAATTCACCGGCGGACCCAACCGTGCCTTTCAGATCGTGGCCGGTAGAAACAGCCTGTTTTACGCCCTCATACACGGCATAGATGCCGACGCCGCCGGTGACGGCGGCGGTATTGCCGGTAGCCGATTTCACCATCGTCTCCCGGATGACGGGCGGTGCAACATCGCGTGGCATCGCGCCGAGTTTGGTTTCAGCGATTTTTTCCGCCATTTCGATATCGCCAAGGAAATACCAGCGCTCGGCTTCGCGCCTGCGCACAAGTCCCTTGACCACAACTTTCTTGCCTTTGACGGTGGCCTTGTTCCACGCAAGGAACGCATCGGCTGCTGCCGCCATGTCGCCGGCATTGAACTTGCGCAAAACCGTCGATTTGCTGAAATTGTCGGTGCCAATATTGAGCGTGAGGGATACCAGCGCATCTAACTGAAACCGGCTCGCTGGTCGCTTGAGCAGGCGATGAACATCTTCCTCGAATGCGTCGATGTCCTGTTCGAACAGACGCCGGGCTTCCTCCTTGGTGATTTCCTGCCCCAAGGCGACTTTTGATACCCGGCTGCCGTTGACGAGCGTGAACGTGCCGCCGGCAGCGGAAGTGTGACCGATGCCGATCGTGGGTCTGCCTGCCGGGCAGAGATAAGCTTTGGTGCGAAGCCCCTCGAAAGTCTCGATCAGTTTAAGCCCGACAGGGGATGTGCGTAGCATGGCGGCAAGCTCCGAAGCGATAGACGGTCATAAGTCGCTTCGGATTATGGCGATGGCCGCGCATCGGCGGCACGGGGGCGCGCGCCCCCGGCAGAGCATCAGATGTTAAAAGAGATCGCCCTGGCCGAGGTCGGCATTGCGGCGCAACCGACGCTTGAAGCGCTTGGCGCTCGACCGATCGACACCGGCGGCCTGTGCGATGCCATCAATGGTCGCGCCGTCCTCGACCGCCCGACGCATGGCATGCGCCCGTGCCCGCTGCTGTTCCAGATAGCCGCCGAACGGCCCGAACGGGATATCGAGCTCGATCCCCTTGTTGGTCTGGAAATGCCGGCAGATTTTCACGGCAGTTTCGTGGCCGACCGCCTTCGTCAACCAGTGATCCTCATCAAGGTTCTGGGCGAGCGGTATCCAGGCACGGCGGCCACCCTTGGCGCGGGCGACCTCGCGGGCAGCGTCAAGGCCGGCGATCTGCGCGATTTCTTCAAGGATGTAAGGCAAGCCGTAATCGGTCATGATGCCCCACTTTCCAACTCTGGTGGGGTCGCGTAGATTGCCGCCGTCCAGTAAAGGGGGAAAAGATGAAACGGGTTCTTGCTGCGCTTTTTATCGGGTTGATCGGGCAGTTCGGAATTGGGAGCTATGCGCAGGCGCAAAATCAAAAGCAGCAGAATTTTATGAGCCATCTGGCACGCGTTGAAGCGCTTTCTGAAAAATGCCCACAATGGGAAATAGACAGTTTTGCTCTTGCAACTGCTGCTTATGTCTTTCGCATAAAAATGGAGGATATCGAGCCCGGCGGCCAATTTCATGAGCATATCAATATGCTCTATCGTAAGGAGTTGGAGCTTTTCTCTAATCGATCGAACCTTGAGGTATGCTATGTTGCTGCCCACGAATACGGGCCCGCTGGCGCAAGTGTTAAAGACTTGATGGTTCAAACGAAGTGATCTGTATGCCGTCATGGCGCACCCCCCCCGTCTGATCGTTAATTCCAGTTCAAGAATGGTCCTCGTCACTGCGCGCAACTCGGCGCGCAGTTCTACCGCGCGATAGGAGCGTGGCGGCAGGCTATCGATCCGCTGCAATACATCCGCCCGGCGCGCCCGCAATTCATCCACTGCATGGCTTTCATGCCAGACGAACAAAGGTGCTTGCGGGGTGGCCGGGCGGATCATCAGCATGACCTCACGCCGCCTTTGCTGCGCCCCGGTTGTGGCTCTTCCATTGCTGGATGATACCGACAACCTGCGGTTCCGTGATCTTCAACACGCGGGCGATCGTCGCCGTTTCGAACCCGCTACCGTAGAGCAGCAAGGTTGCGCCAACGATATCTTCCAGTTGCGTGTCGCCGGTGCCGCCGAAGCGGGCGGCGTGGGCTGCGTCGAGCAGCACTCGCGCATATTCCGATCGCGTCAGGCCAAGCTTCTTCGCTGCTGATTGCAGGCCGTTATAAAGGCGCTCATCTACCGTAAGCGTCAGTCGAAAGGTTCTGGCTGGATCGGTAAATTCAGGTTTATTTTTCCTGCGGAGAACCATCATTGCCTCCTTTCGCGACGGGTACGCTGCTTCAGGGCCTCGATCACCGCGACAGCCTGTTGCCCGGTCAGAAACTCCGGTGCCGATATGCCTGTCTGGCGCACCACGAAACCGCGAAGAGCGTGTTTCGAAGCGTCGTTCGAAGAGACGTTCGAAAGCCCCTCGATACCGCCTGCAGCAACCAGCGCATTCCACAGCGCATAGATTTTTCTGACATGCCCCGGAGCGCTCTCCCGGCGTTTCCGAGTTCGTTCCCGAGGCGGTTCCTCCTGCCAGCCGAGGCGTTTCATTTCGGCAACGACATCGTCCAGTTGCGCCAACGTCATTTTGCTACAGCTGTCGCGCCGGGTGATGCGGCGCAGCATGGCGCGATAGATGTCATCGTCCAGGCCGAGCACCTTTTTCGCGACATGGATTTTCGCCATAGCGGCACGGCGGGCGTTGTCGATCGGTTTGCGGGCGGTTGTCATGATCCGCCTCCGATTTTCAATTGCTCTCCCGAGCCGCCCACACCATGATGAAGGTCGACACTTCCACCTGCGCGCCAACCGGCCGCGTTGGCGTCCGCAAAGCGCTCCCTGTGGGATCGGAGGGGTTTCATAGCTCGGGCGTCAGGATTGTCGTTGTCCCGCGCCTGCTTTGCGAGAGCCTGCCGGGTGTCGTTCATCGACGCTTCGAACAGGCTCCAGAGCCGGTCGTTCAACCGCTCGATCATGCCATGTGTGAAATCTTTGACCGCCTGTCGGCGCGTTGCCGTCTTGCGGCGGCGACGATAGGTGTCGGTCGTCTTGAAAATGGCGATTTCGGTGTCAATTGCCCGATTGCAGATGTCGCGCAAGTAGACGGCGATCTGGGGGCCGGGTTCTATACCGTAAAAACAGACGATCGGGCCTCTTGCATCACTGCTGTACAAGGCCGCACAATTCGTCACGTGGGAAACCATTCCCCAGAGACGCTCTCTACCTGTACGTCGGGTGCTTTCTCGTGCCGTCGAGGCTTCGATGATATCGAGTTCGTCTTCGGATACGGTGTATTCCCGCATCAGTTCGGCCGCCTTCGCAGCTGCGGCCACGGCTTCCTTTTCGGTACAACCATTCTCAACCGTTTTGGCAAGCAGCGCCCGGACCCGCGCCCGGAGCTTTTCACGATCAAACATCATTTCCTCCCTAATTCAGTTGTTCACGGCGGCCGACCATGATGATCGTGTAGAGGTCCCACGCCAGTTCATGCACTGTCTGTTCATGCCCCTGCTTGGCGTTGAGCTTGTTAATCATCGCTGCATAGATGATAGCTCCGGCAGCGACTTCGCCGCCTGTAAAGCCATAGATATCCACCAGCCGATCCATCTCCTTCGAGAGCAGCTCGGCGTACTCTAATGCTGCGGCCGGAACCGCCACCTTTCCGGCGGGCGTGATGTACATCACGTCATCCATTACCGCCTCCTGCCGTCGCGATATCTATTGATATTTGTTCTCACGATCCATCTGGGGTCGAACGCTCGTAGATACGCACATAGCGTTTTGAGCCGATAACCCGGATGCTGTCACGGATGGCGCGCATGGCCTCCTGCCAGCGCTCATCGTCGCTCTCCAAGCGTAATAGCAGGAATAGCCCAGCCCGATTGATGGTGCCTTCTTTATCGACGTTAAAAGCTTGTTCTACCAATGCTCGTACTTCGGCGCGGCTATCGGCAGACCATTCAAGTAAGCATTCATCAATCAACTGTTTAGCTATCTGCAGTTCCGGCCCGAAAACCGTCTGGTTAGCGTTGGCGATGATAATTTTGCGGCAGCCGTCGAAGCTGGTCAGCGTGATGTTGCCCTTGGTTCCACCGTATTGTTTGCCGTATTCTTGCGCCGCCAGCGCAACGAAACTGTCTACATCATCAAATGTATGCTGACGAAAGCGGGCAATTTCTGCCGACAGAGGCTCTGCGTAGCCTATAATCTTGTCTATGGTTTCATCCATCAGTCGATCAAGAGGCCTGATCAACTCGATCGGCACATAAGCGCCTTTTGCGTCCGTCATGTAAAGCTTGCCACCGATCTCGATAGTACGGTTGTCAAGCGGCGTGTTGCTCGCATTCGTCATCGTCGTAATCCTTTGAAAAAATGGAGTTGAACGCATCGCGAAGCGCCGCGACGGCGATGTTTCTATCCCGTTGGGTTTTGGTCTCGCGGGCGGTTCTCAATGCCAGCACAGCCACGCTTTCCGTGGCGAGAAAGTCCCGAATGGCATCCATCAGCCCTGTGATATGGGACGGTGGCACATGCAACAATTGACCCACCACTCTTGCTTTCAGGGCTTCCAGCTCTGCAACAACCGTGGGGTCGGCAGTCGCCATCAGGTCGATCCTGGCAACAGCCCGTTCCACAACAGGCGCTGTCCGTCCGCCAAATATCTCGCCGACTACGGCATTGCTCCGACCCGTCATGACGCGTGTCAGCCACATGGCGTAATGGCGGGGCAAAACGGCATCATCGGTGGGATTTTCTGTCGGGTCGAGAAGATCGCAAATGCTCACTCCATAATTGGCGGAGACAGTAGAGAGGATGAAGCTAAGTGCTGGCATGGTTTAGCTCCTATTTGAGGATTTCGCCGGAACGCCGCAGCCAAGCGTCGCGCAGCATGTCCACGGTGAGGGTTTTCCCGCTCCCGGCAACCGCCGTCATGCAGCTCTGCAGGGTTTCCGCGATCTGGCGCAACGCCCCGGTTTTTCGCCCGAGAACCAGTAGGAAACTCCGGATATCTGCATCGGTGATGCCCCAGGCGTCGAGATAGGCGCGAATGTCATCATCGCATGGCCGCAATTCGTGCAGGCGCATACCGAACCGTGATTGCACCTGTCCGGCACCCTCGCGAGATGATGTCACCGTGAGGCGGCGGAAAATGTCCTCGTTGCCCAGAAACGCCAGCCCGACGCCGTGGATGTCATAGAGGTAGCGCAAGACATTGATCGATTTTTCTTTGAGGTATTGCGCCTCGTCGATAATGATGAGGCTGCGTTTTCCACCCTCCGAAAGATGTTTCCCGATCAACTGCAATCGGGTCATGCCGCGCTGATATTCGACGCCTGCAGCATCGGCGATTTCACGCTGCAGGGCGAACGGGGCATAAGTTAGCGGGGATAGGACCACGTAAACTACGTTTGCGCGGGTAGCGGCAAACCGTTTCGCAGTCGTTGATTTCCCCATGCCACTGCCAAACGTGCCGACCACCATTGACGGAGTTGTCTGGGCATAGGCCAGCATGGTAGATATTCGCCGTGCGGTCGGCGTTTCAACAAAATCAGGCCGCTGCAGCCCCATCGTCGTCGGTACAAGCGCCGCCGCGTCTGACAGCGTGTTTAGCCAGTCGCGTACTTTCTTTGTGGTGTTGGGGTAGGAACCTTTTGTGGTGCCATCCATCCACGGGTTTAGTGTCGGAGAGGCAATGCCGGAACGTTGCGCGACATCATATCGTGTTAGGCGCTCAGCCTCGATAACAGAGGCGAGATCGGCCATCGTGGCGTCATAGTCCGCCCGTTCCGCCGCAGACATTTTGTCGAGGGTGATAGCCTTGGCAAGGTGGGCTTGTGTGTTTTGCATATCCATTGTAAAAATCCTTCTCTAACTCACTTTTGGGCGGTCCTTATCGGCCGCCTTTTTCTTTTGGGAACTCGATGATTTGGCCGCGTTCCTGCATTTCGACGCCGCGCGCGAACGCCTCGTCGAATTCATTCGAATGTGGTTCGAAGCCGCCATTGGCGACCATTCGAACAGTTCGTTTCTCGGGTAATGGGGCTGGTAGGAGTCCGCTTTCGGAGGCAGTTGCCGCAGCGTACTTTTCTATGGTCCAACCACCCTTTAGAGCTTCCGCCATCTTCTTTTGTGCGACGTTGTAAGCCCTACGCGTCCGCTCGAAAGCCCGACCGTGATCGGTGGTCAGGAATCCGACTTTCTCCTGACATTCCGCGAAGCAGTGGAAAGCGCCATCCAGTCGGTAAACGTGCACCCCGGCATACAAATCCTCTGGATCAAACCGGATGATCACTTTGGATTTTTGAATACCCAGCAAATCTTCCGCCCAGTAGCGGTTCTCCATAAATTCGATGTGGCCATGCTGTTGGACGCTGACGCCTTCTGCACCGAGGAGGCAAAGCCGTTTCTGTTCCGCCGTTGCTTTTTTGACGAGCGTGGTATCCTTGGCGTAACTCTCCTCAAACGCCTGATCGAAGCTTAGTTTTCGGTCCTTGCACACACCCGTCCGCCGCCCGATCCGGGCGTTATGTTCAGCAATTTCTTCAGCCACAACCCGTTCAAAAACGTCCAATGGAACGGATTTTGCACCGCGATCTTCCGGTGCATTGGCAACGGTGTTACCGGTCCATGCTCCGGCGAAAGCCGGGTGGCGCGCAATCGACTGCGCAAAATCACGAAACGCCCGTTCAATGGGTTTTGACTGGCCGGAATAGGGCTTGGTCCAGTGAACCTCTATTCCCAGCATTTTCATGATGCCGGTCGGTTCATTTTCTTTGACCTTCCATT